CATCTAATAATGGTGTCGTTAATACTGGTGGCGGAGGTTCAGCACACAGCGGAAGCTGGGGCGGATCAGGTAATGGAGGCTCTGGAATTGTCATATTAAAGTATCCAGATTCAAGGTCTTTATCTTATGCAGGAACATTGGTTGCAGCAACAACAAATCCAAGTGTTGGATTTAAGGTGACTTCATTTACGGCGGGATCAGGAACAATCACCTTCTCGTAATTACTAGCACAATTTGCTATAATTAAGGCATCATAGAAAAGAGTTAACATGCCATCATATCAATATGAATGCCAAGAGTGTAAAGTTCAGTATACTCATTTTAGAAGTATTAAAGAAGAAGATCCAGGTTATACCTGTGATACTTGTAGTTCCGCCCTCGTTAGATGGTATGGGATTTCTGGAACAAAGACTCAAAAGAGATTACCAGAAGGCGATGATTTCATTTCATCACAGATGGACTTTTATGGGACGGATAACTGGAAAGAACATTACGCTACTTGGGATGTAAAACCAGATAGACAATGAAAGGCTCAAGAAGTTCCTTTAAAAGGCTCATAATCTTGAGAGTGGTATAATTTTAAAATGCCAATAAATACAACGCCTAAAGAATTTAAATATCCGACACTACACAAGTCGTTGGCGTAATTATGTCATATAAGAATAGAATCTTAAATGATTTCCCAAACTCATTCTATTTATTAGATGGGGCACCGACAGAAATTTACGATTATTCAGGCAGTCTTAATAATGGTATCGTAACCTCTCCTTCTTCAAAACAAATAATGCCTTTAGTAACAGGCTCCGTAAGAGGAACTGAAGTTTTAAGCTCAACCACTATTACATATGACCCAAAAGGAATTGCCACAAAGTACTATAAGGATAACTCATTCTCCATAGAGGCTTGGTGTGCACTTCCAGGATATAACGTAAGCACAACAATAGTTGGAGACACTGCAACAAATACTGGCATATTTTATCAGAATGGGAATATCATTTTTAGGGTCGGAGCCAACCAAGTTCAGGCTACAGTATCAAATTCTGAAGTTTTATATGTTGTTGGTATATTCCAGAGCAACATATTGTCCCTGTACATAAACGGATTTATTGCTGATGCATTGCAAATAGACTCATACAAGTTTTCCAATGAGACAGCAACCTTTCAATCAGGACCTTCCACGGGTAGATTTGTAGTAGACTGTGTAGGATTTTACAGATATGCTTTATCTGGTACCCAGGTATTGTCCCATTACAATGAGGGAACCCAGGAAGTAAATATATCTCAAATTGTGGCAGCAGATAATGGCTACCTATTTAGCATGAACACAGAATCTATGAGGCCTAAGTTTATTTACTCATACCCAACATCTAAGACATGGTCTGAAGTAGCAACGGGCGGGATCTCAATATCTAATGACAATTCTTACATCTATATACCAGAAACAGATACTGCAGCAGCTGCATCATTTACATTTACCGATTATTTTATTGTCCCTAACTATTTAAATATAGATACCTCACAGATCCACTGGAGCGATGATGTATCTGGAATTCTTGTAGAGGCAAGCATTGATAATATTACTTGGCGGACTTGTAAGAATGGAAGCCCTCTTCCATATATCAATAAGAACAATAATCAATTCTCACAGATTGTTTATTTAAGGATAACGTTATCCTCTGCAGATACAACCAAGTATCTCCCAATCCTTCGATCCCTAGAAATAGCTTTCTATACTGGCAAGAGCTTCTATAGCGATAATTCAGGATATTATGTATCTTCCGCCTATGACTATTCCCTTCCAAAGTTTAATAGCAAGACCCTTTCTTATAATAGTAATAATGGATTGACCATGTATAGCGGACATGGGTTCTCATTGAATTCTATTCCCGCCGTTTCTTGTATAGAACTTATATTCACCCCACAGTACAATGAGAATGTCCTGTTCTCAGGGACTACTAAAAAGTACGAGTGGAATTCTGCGGGGGCAATAACAAAGACAGGCATAGCCTCAATTTATGTCAATGGCATAGATAGGACGGCGGAAACAAATGTCTGGAACTTCCTAGTAGTAGATACACCACATCATATTGTAATTAATCTAACATCATCTGATACAAGCATCAAATTTAATCAGAATCAAAATGACACCAAGTCTGGTCTGGGTCATATGTATAATAACGTAGCCGTATATGAGAGTGCCCTATCGACAAATACTATAGCAAACCACTATTTGCTATATACGGGGAATACCATAAATCAGATCAACGATACTTCATTCTCACTAATAGAGTCATCCTCTGGTAACGATTCTACTCCTTTCTTTCTAACTGTGGTCGAGCCAGAGTCAGTTAGCTTGTAATTTTGTCCAAGAGATGGACAAACTCTAGACTTTAGCACGAAATAATGGTATGATTTATGTCTATGGATATCAATAAAGCTAAATATAACATTAACGAAGAAGAGTCTATTCTAGGCATATATGTCTGGGAGATGCCAAACGGTAAATGGATTGGGGATGACGATGGGAACTTTCTTTCAGTCACGTCCAAAAAAGGCAATAGATCCAACATCGATGCTTTGGCTAGAGAAGTTCGCTCGTTCGGCATATACGAAGGCGGGCCTAAATTTCTTTCAGCTAGAAGGAAAATTGATGATGAAGAGTTTGAGCACCAAAGACAAAGACTCAATTGGGGACTAGTTCCTGACCCATATGATATTGGTAACTATAAGGACGAAATGAAGAAACTAGGTGGTTTAAGATGACAGCAGAATTCCTTAACGAAGACAACTCAGAAAATATTGTTGATATATCAAATACAGCAGACTGGTTCTCTTTTAAAAAAGATGAAAAAAGTAATGACCCATTTGCGGTAGGTCTAGAGGATATCAAAAAGATGAGAGGTCTCGGCTCATCATTTAAACGCAGAATTAATAGAGAGTTCTCAAAGTCATTTACTGGTGTTGAGGATACTGGATCACAGCAGAATTTACTTGCACAGGCCATAACTGGCTATGCAATGTTCGATCTGATTGAGCCTCCATATAACCAAGAATACCTTTCAAAGGTATATGAGATTTCAACATATAACTATGCAGCAATTAATGCCAAGGTCGCCAATATTGTTGGCCTAGGATATGACTTTGTTGAGACAAAGAAAACAAACGATGCCTTTGATTCTATTACAGATGATAAGCAATTAGAAAGAGCCCGTAGAAAGTTAAACAAACTACGCCAGGACATGCATGCTTGGCTAGACACAACGAATGCTGAAGACACATTTACACAAACTTTAATTAAGGTCTACACAGACTATGAAGCGACAGGAAATGGCTACATTGAAGTAGGCAGAACAACAGGAGGAAACATTGGATATATTGGACATATTCCAGCAAAGACAATGCGTGTCCGTAGACTAAGAGATGGCTTTATTCAATTGCTATATGGTAAGGCTGTATTCTTTAATAACTTCGGAGACACTGAAACAGAGAATCCAATTGCTGGGCAAGAAGATCGCCCAAATGAGATTATTCATTTTAAGAAGTATACACCGATGAATAACTATTATGGTATCCCAGATATTATTGCTGCACAGGTAGCACTCGCAGGTAATGAATTATCTGGTCGATACAACCTAGACTACTTTGAAAACAAAGCGGTCCCAAGATATATTATTACAGTAAAGGGAGCAAAGCTTTCTCCAGAGTCAGAGCGTAAATTGCTTGAGTTTTTCCAAGTTGGATTAAAGGGAAAGAACCACAGATCCCTATATGTCCCACTTCCAGCAGATAGCCCAGACTCAAAGGTTGAATTTAAAATGGAGCCAATTGAGGCGGGAAATCAGGAAGGCTCATTTGAGAAATATCGTAAATCAAATAGAGACGAAATCCTGTTGGCCCACCGTGTACCAATTAATAAAATTGGAACTCCAGAGGGTGTAAATTTGGCAGTCGCAAGAGATGCTGATAAAACATTTAAAGAGCAGGTTTGCCGCCCAGCCCAAATGACCCT